AAAGAAATTATGCTGACACCTAAACAGGAAAAGTTTGTACAAGGACTGATAGAGGGGAAAAGCAAGATAGATTCATATAAAGCTGCCTACAATGCCGGTAAGATGTCAGATAAAACGATTTATAAGAAGGCATCAAAACTCTATAAAGAGGGGGCCGTTAGGGGGCGATATGATGAATTGTTAGCAGAGGTCACAAAGGAATCGGTGGACATTGGAGCAAGACTTGACAAACAGGATGATATGATTGGCACTGCTGATATTCTTGATTTTGTTGAGATTACTGAGAATGATTTTGGAAAGGCCATACTGAAGCTGAGAGATGATATCCCTGATGGTGCAGGGGTTGCTATAAAGTCTATGTCAATTGATGCGAGAGGAAGTCTGCGAATTGAACTGTATGACAAGAACCCTTTCATAGAGCGGATGCGAAAGAGACACGGTATTGATGATGCTGAACCGGATGCGGTGAAAGTAAAGATTGAATTACCGGAAAGTTTTGTACAGTGAAAGGGGGTGATCAGTATGTCAACCTTGGCGATCGATAGTCCAAATGAAAAGCAAAGAATCTTCTTGTCTGATACACACAGACATGTAGGCTATGGCGGAGCCAGGGGCGGCTGACCGAGCGGAAAATCGTGGGCCGTCAGAACTAAAGCTGTCATCATGGGAATGGCTCATCCCGGCATAAAGATGCTGATCATCCGTCAGACATATCCGGAGCTGGAGATCAACCACATTCGACAGCTCCGCGCAATGCTCGTTCCGAACTATGCTACTTACAACTCACAGCGCAAGCAGCTTACCTTCCTTACCGGCTCGATCATAGACTTCCGTTACTGCAAGACTGATGCCGATCTGGACAGGCTGCAGGGATCTGAGTATGA